GTGACAAGTAATCGGGTGTGAGAATGTAGATCAGCGACACGGGTAAAAAGTAAAACATTACCATAGTGTAGATCAAAGACATAGATTAACCAATAAGTAAAACATAACCAATACCAATAGTGTGGCTCTAACGTTGTTAGGGCCATCACTGTCTACACTATGTCACCATGTAAACGGAAATAGGTATGTGTTTAAATCGCAAGTAAATAATGGATAAACGTAAGTATAGTGGTGTGGGGTGGATGGGAATAGAAATAAAACGTGGGTGTAACGGATGACAAGCGGGGGTACAAGTGGGTATGAAATAGATATGATGTGACTATGAGTGTAAATGGTATGTGACAGGTAGGGTTATGACATGTTGGAACGGTTTTATTGGGGTCTAATTCTTGTGCAGCGCCCCACCCCCTCCCTTCCCCGTTTTCAAAAGTATATACTTGAAAAAAACAAAACATGTCTGTAAATGGTTGAAAACTAACACGTTACAAAGTTAGGTCCACACCTATTTACCCTGGATATAACAAAACAAAACACAAATGATAAATAATTAAGGAAAATCCTTGTATTTTTAACCTAGGTTTTTAAAAAAAAGATCGTATATTAGGGTCGACTGCTTAATTAGAGTGGGGGATTAAAGCATCCCCTGTTTTTATCCGAGGTAAACAAATAATACGTTGTATGTTTATATTATGAAAAATGAAATAACCGTGGATAATTTAATTATTACATTACAGGAATGTTTAGAGTACGCCTATAAGTTGAAATACGAGGGTGAAAATGAACATCAAGACTTAGGAAGTTTAATAGACAGTATTAGGGATAGCATTAATGAATTATCCTAGATAATCAAATAATAAAACGTATGTTCATATCATAAAATTAATAAAATAAAAAATAAAGGTTATGTCAAAGAAAAACACCCCCAACACAGAGGTACAAAACAACGAGGTTGTAGTTACCAAAACAGTTAACGTAGTTGAAAAAACTATCAAACATCCGGGTCGTCCCATCAATCCTGATTCACCCCGTCAACAACGGTTACGTGAAATGGAGGAAAAAAGATTAAATGGTTCCACAGTTAAACGTGGTCGTCCAGTTAATCCCGACAGTGTACGTCAACATAGATTGGCTACAATGAACACAGGTGTATTAGGTCGTCCCGTCAACCCAGACAGTGCTCGTCAACAACGATTGGCATTGAAAGGAACATTGCCATTAGGACGTCCTAAAAAGGTTAATGTTGATGTTGAAGCCGAGATTAGTGAGGATTAATTAGTTTAGTTTAGTTGAATTAGGGTACCGGTTAACACCGGTGCCCTTTTTTTATCTACATTAGGTATCCTAGGTGCGCGGATTCCTATCGTGTAACCTTTGATCTAAAGAAATCCTAAGTTTTGCAAGGAATCCGTGGGTGGGAATCCTAGCGTGCTCCCCCGCGCGCGGATTTCCATCGCAGGACGTTGCGTAGAGGAACGGAATTAGATGTATGAATAGCCCTAAAACACTTTTTACCCATCGACAAAGTATATACCTATATCTAAACGCAAGTTTAACGCATTTTTCTCGCGCATTTTTTTGGCGCGCAAGTTTGGTATAGCCCTTTTTGCGCATTTTTTCGCGGGGGTAAACCTTTTTTCTCCCACGATTTTTTTGCCACGAGAAAAGTATATATAAACTTTTTGTCACTCAAACGAATTTTCCGTATATTATTTTATTATGATCCAGTACATTAACCCGGAGGCATTGTCAAACCCAGAGTTTGAAACTATGGTTTTAAGGACTATGAACGATGGTTCCAGTAATTTCACCGGAATTACGCATTTTACGCGCATAAAATCAACTAAAATGGGTGATGAATGGGATGATGTGATTTACTTAAGAAAACGCACTATATACGATCCTGAGACTTCTGTAAAAAACAGGGATGGCGGTCACGTGTATGTGTTGACTAACCCCTCGTGGCCTGGAATTGTGAAAATTGGTTTTACCACATCCGATGTTTACCAAAGGTTAAGTGAAATTAACAACGCGGGTGCTGTTGTTGATTGGGAATTGGAGTATTATTTCACGTGTGGGCGACCTTATGATTTGGAACAATCTATTCACCGACATTTGGAGTATTGTAGGTCTCGTATTAACCGGGAATTTTTTGAAATTACCATTGACAATGCAAAAACGTTGGTGGAAAATTTTGGTCAATATTATGGACCACTAAAGTAGATATATTCGTATATACGTAGGGGAGGTGGGCGCGTGAATGCGGCATGCATATGTATTTACCCCTAGGGTTTTTTGATTTTGTTATATTTATTGTCAAAATATTTTAGGGAAAATGCTATCTACTCTTTTACAAACTGTTGCCGATTATGGCGTATTTAATGTTTTGACTCAATACGGTGTACTTGGTATAACGACTTTAGGTTTAGCGGCCGCCGTTTGGTATTTGTTGAAACGACAGTTAGCTAGTGAGGAACGTTTGAAAGAAAAAGTTGATGACCTTCAAAAAGAAATGAATGAGTACATTCGTGAGGATCAACACAAGTTAATGGAAATTATTGAAAACAATACCGAGGCAATGAGGGAGTTACGAGATATTATTCTTACAAAAAGTGTAACATCTTCTCGTCGGAAATTGTAAATGAAACGCTCTCAAACTTATTCTTTATTTTTTATATTTTTTATAATTATATTGCTAATTAATATATTAGCTTTGAGTTCACACCACGTTGTTACGGAGGAAAAATGTGTTGAACTTGAGATTGAAAATGATAGCCTCCAACTTACCATAGACACGATGGTGGCTAGGTAAATTTCTGCCATATTTATATATATGGATATAGATAGAATCTTTGGTTTATTTATACTGCCATCCTCTGAGGGAAAAGAGGGTAATTCTGATGTATCTGTTTTGGATATATATAGTCATCCTGCTTTTAAGATTGGGATGTTTAAAAAATGGATTATAAATATTCCTAATGCTATAAAATTCGCTTTACCCGATACTAAGAAAAATACTGAGATTGAGGATTTGGAGGATTATAAAATGGCTGTGAGAAATCAGATTTTTAGAAAAGCTTTTGAGTTTTTAGAAGAGGTTGATTTTGAAACCCATAAAGATGTTATTAAAAATAATTTGGACCCGTTATTAAAAAGATCATTAGAACAAAGCATGAATCACTTCATTGAGTGTGAAGAGTATGAGAAATGCGCAATAATAAAAAAATTCCAAGACCTATATTAAAAAGACTTGCTTCTTTATCTTCTTTGTTGTATATTATGGCTACGGGTTAAGAGCCATAAGTGAATAGGGAATGAAAGGGGATAGGGTACCGGGGGGTGCGAAAAGTAAAAAATTTATAAATTATATGAGACATAGAGAATTAATCGAACGTAAACTGGATAATACTTTAGGAAGTATTCAAAAGTTAAAATTTATCGTACAACGTCAAGAACCAATTGAAACGTACGTTCAAACATTAGAACATTTACAAGACCAAATTGAGGAAATCCAATCCATTATTAGAAGAGAAGGATTAGATGCTCAAGAAGGATTTGGCCTTTATTAAACCTGTTATTATATTATAGTTATGTTGACCGCTGAACAAATTCAAGAAAACTGGGACTCATTGCTTAATGTTATTAAGACTGAGATTTCTGGGGAAAGAGGAGAAAAATTATTAGACCTCTATACCCGATATGCTGAACGACTTATTTTGATGCCTGCATCATATAAAAAAGAATATCATAATGCATTCCCAGGCGGGTATGTTGACCATGTTTTTAGAGTTATAAATTGTGCGGCGGAATTACATACTTTATGGAGTAGAATGGGGGCTAAAACCTCTACTTACACTCGTGAGGAACTTATTTTTTCTGCTTTGAATCATGACCTAGGTAAAATGGGTGATGAATATAATGAATCATATGTTCCTCAAACAGACCAATGGCGAAAGGATAAACTTGGAGAAGAATATACCTTTAACACCAAGCTACCTTTCGCCTCTGTTCCCGATAGATCATTATATCTCCTCCAGGCTAATGGAATTACATATACCTTTAATGAAATGGTAGCCATTCAGACCCATGATGGTTTATATGATGAGGGAAATAAAAAATATCTAGCGGCCTATTTACCCGAACAAAGACCTAGGACTTGTTTACCTTTTATTATCCATCAGGCCGATTTAATGGCCTCACGTATTGAATTTGAACGTGAATGGCTTTCTAAATTAAATAGTGGTGAGGCTAAAAAAGGTAATTTTAGTACCTCTAAAGCTCCCGCAGATACAGATAAAAAACAACCTATTAAACAAAAAGCTTTAGCTAGTGTTAAAAGCGAAGGTTTAAAGGGATTAATGGACGACTTCTTTTCATAATATGCTTTTAATCTTATTAAATATTGTTACTATATTAGCTTGTGTTTTTATATATACAACTGTTAATCTTTTAAAGAAAAATGAAAAATTAGAAGATGCTGTTACCTCTCAACAACAATATGTTGATAAGTTAAATGAAACTGTTACTTATTGTGGTAATCGCATTAAGGAGATAGACGAAAGAGGTACTTTTAGTTCTGATGATGAAATTGGATGGTTTTTTCAAGAAATTAAAAACATGTCTAATATGTTAGAAAAATTTGAAATTAACAAATGAAGAAAAAATCAACCCCCTATTTTACTAAAGATACTGAAGCCGCTATTGTTGAATATAATAATTCTACGGATTTTGAATACCGTTCAAAGTTATATAACGATAAAATCTATCGTTCATTTTTTAAGTTAACCGAAAATATAATTCACACCTTTAAATTTTATCATACTGAGGTAGAAAATATTGAAGATTTACAACACGAGGTTATTATATTTTTAACCTCTAAAATGCATCTATTTAATCCAGAACGAGGGGCTAAAGCTTATTCTTATTTTGGAACAATTGCCAAACGTTATCTTATATTT